CCCTAACTACCACCGGGTCGATCTTTTTGAGCGTGCCCTGGATTTGTGTGCGACTGGTGTCGATCGCTAGGGTCTGTAGCTTGGCAGTAAACCTGAGCCCGATCGTAACGGTAGTGTACCCGGTTGCACCTGTTGGGGTCGGCGCCGGCAAGGTGAACTGCCCACCAACTGGCATCACAAACGGAGTGATGATCGTGACGTTGCCTAGATCATCCGTAGCCAGGCCGGTTACAGTCATGTTGTTAAGCTGCTCGGCACCCTGGAAGCTTAGCTGCGCTGCACCGATGTACTGCAATCCAGCATCCACGCACCAGGCCGAGGACAAACCACCGGTCAATGCTCGATCATCGTTGCGTTCAATGTATTGAACTGTATAGCCATTCACCACGCGTTGAACAACACTATACACCGCATCCACAGTCGAGACAGCGGTAGTCTCCGTGACGACGCAAACAGACTGATACAATCCCTGCGTAACCTGATGCGACCAGCCGACAAACTCCTGGTCCTTCAAGAACGTCAGGGTCAGCATCACTCCGTCATTGCGTACTGCCCATACAACATAGAACGGCGACTCAGCCCAAGCCCAACCGGTGATCTTGTAGCCGAAGAACAGATGACTGGCGGTGGTGGAAATGTCCATGCCGGTGAAGACGTTGAAGTAGATGTTGTAGGTCAGGTCGCGAACCGCGGAGCCTTTGGATTGCACAAACAACACATCATAGTTCGCCACAATAGGCGGGATGTCGCTAGCACCAGTATTGGACTGAATGTTCGCCACGATGGCAGTGGGTGACACAGCCGAGCCGGATGATCCGCCATTGATAAGCCAAGTAGACTTATCGGTCAGCACCAGCATCCCGGCCGTTGAGGACACAATAGACTTGATTGTGTTCAGCACCCCCGACACCAATGTCTCGGTAATGGCGTTGCTGGCTGCGACCGGATCGGTAACGTTGAAGTTGAAGTATGACCCTGGCTGGGACATATAGAATGTCTGCGGGGCACCCAGTGGAGCCGCCAGTACAAGTCGCTGCTGAAAGAAACTCGGGACTGTCGGATTACCATTAGACGTGGCAGTCAGCGACGCTGTTGCTACCGCTGCCCCAGCCGAGAACACCGGAGTTGGTGCCGAGCTATATCCAGCACCTTGAGTCAGCACAATCCCCTGTGTTACACCCCAAGTCACCGTTGCGGTCGCGCCTGTACCAGCGCCAGATGTGGCGATTTGAGCGATCGGGTTGCTTGGAGTGGAACCTGAGGTAATAGACCCAGCATTGGCGATGGCCCAGGAAGCGATGGTGCTACCACTAAGAGTGAGCACCTTTAGCACTAGTCCATTGCCGAAGTTAATTGTATCGCCAACAGCAAACCCAGTACCAGCACCGGTAATGGTCGGCACTGAGACTGCACCGAGGCTTGCCACCGCCGTGGCACCAATGCTTGGCGATCCGCCGGAGAATGAGATACCCGGGACCGTGGTATAGGTTCCAGCCGTGGTGATGGTTAGATACCCCAGTCCGCTGCCCACAAACGGGTTCTGCGCAATAGGTGGCGACTGCGAGAAGTCTGGGCCGATGTTGGAGTCGATAAACTGCGTGCCTTTGCAGGTACCGATGAATCCATAGCTAACCCCACTCGGCACCACGCCGAAGTAACTAACCGAGGACTCATAGACATTATAAGCCACCGCAGTCGACACCGCGCCCCACGAGATACTATTCGACCCGGCTACGGTGCGAATATCTAATATACCAGTCAATGACGACGGTGTGGACAGACTGGATTCCTGTCCATTGGAATCAATCGATGTCACCGCGTAGGAGTAATTAACCGTTCCAGCACCCAACGTAGATGAAACACTCGGTGCATTGGGGGCTGTGGCAGTCGAGCCGAACACAATGGTGGTAATGGTCCAGCTAGTGGCAGTAACAACCGCCAGCAACCTGGGTGCGTAGTTGGGATGGCACAGTACCATTTCATTGGTGGACTGGGCGAACTTAATCATCGCCAAGTCAGCCGCAGCATACGGCGAGGCGATGGTGTAGATTCGCTGCGAGGTGCCACCGATGGTGTAGGCAGTATAGGCTGAGGAGTTAATGTTGTTGCTGTTTAGATCGCCAATGGTAACATTGTTACCAAGCACAGACTGAACATTAAAATAGCGACCATTAAGCTGGGTCATGCCGCCAACCCCGGCGACATAAATCCAGTCGTTGGCGGAGTAGGCATGGCCGGGGATGGTTAGTACGCAGGGATTGGCCTTGGAGGCAGCGGTGATGTTGATCGCAGTCTCAACAATCGGCGAACCTTGATAGAAGAACCGAATGTAATGATCGCCGAACTCGAGAACGTAGCCGACAGCGAAGCTGGCCTGGAAGGGGATCAATCGGACCGTGGTAGCAGATTTGTAGGCTTGCAGGATATACTTCGTCCCCGGTCGGCTCGATGCCCCACCTCGATAATCAACATAAAAGTTCTCTAACAACGCCGCGCCGCTGTGGTACTTCTGCAAGTCCACGCGAGCGTAGAGGTTGGGGGACCACTCGCCGGAGTTAAAGCTGGCTTGAGCTACAATCTCACCCATGGTCAGTCCTCAACCGTATGCCGGCCACATGCCACCCCAGTCAAATCCCTGAAAGGGTCCTGAGTAGGGGCTAACAAAGTCGATCCCTCGAATACGGAGCCAATCGGGAGTGACGTCATTGATAGTAAGCCCCTCGTTGCCATCAGCCTGTCGAGCGAGCGTGATGGTTTGGTTCGCTTCCTGCACAGCAAAGTTAGCGAGCTTCTTGTCGCCGGTGAGCGGAATGGTGATGGTCGCCCCAACTAGCTTAGCATAGGCATCCTGAAACAGATCGTCCATGATGTTGGGATCGACTACGTCCTGGCAGTAGACCAGCGTGGCGAACTCTTGACTGGTTAGGATCACTCGCTGCGGAGCCGGGCTGCCATAGGTAAGGTTGAACGTAGCTCCAACGCCAACCCCCGAGGTAGCCCCCTGAGCGACCGGATTGGTTTGCTGGGCGAAGTATGATCCGCCGATGACCGCAGCAGTGCCACCTGTGTCGCCGGTGTACACTGAGTTAACCACTGTGACCGTAGCGATCACTCCGCCGGGAGCCGTTGCCACCAGCAACTGCACCGGTGCGCCAATCGGGGCCTGAGTGTTAGGCACTGAGGCCAGAGTGATCAGCTCGCCTACCACATAGCCAGTACTACCGGAGGCCACAGCCGCCGCCGTTACCGGCACAAACGTATCGGTCTGAACATTATACTTAACCGGCGGACCTTGCCAGAAGCTGGACGCGCCGCCAGTTACAGCTGTGGTGATGGGGATGCCGCCGGAGAATCCGGTTTGGGTCGCCGGGATCATCCAGCATGGGCGCACGCAGTCGACGGGGTATTGATACTCATATGCCCATGGCGGGGTGGGTTGCCCAGGTTGCCACAGGGTTGTTGGTGCCGAGGTGTTCTCAGGTGTGCCTGGCGAGGAAGTGATATACACCAGATTCGCTGTTTTAACCGAACAGTTCCATGGAGCCATACGCAGCAATCGCCGGCGAATGTTAGTTAAACACAGGTTGGCCTGGATCGCCTCATTGGTAAGGTTCCCGGCCAACTCTGCGTCAGTCACGGACGCGCGGGTGCCGGGAACCTGAAGTGCCCTATTGACAATGTCCGTGAGGGTGGTCATTATTAGTCTCCTACAGCGCGGCCAGAAACAAGCCCAAACCTACAAGTGCTACAGCAGCGCCGCCAAGGGTTGGAATTGGACCAACTTGTATTGGAGTGTTACTATTAAGCCAAAATCCAATAACAAATGAGGCGCTGCCGAGCACAAGCATGATACCGCCAATCCAGAGTTTCATGGCTAGTGCTTTCCTTGAGTTCCGCAGCAACCATGATTGGTGCCGCTAGCACCAGGCTGGGTTTTGTTCTTCGGCCCAACCGGCGGGCTGTAGGGAAGCTCCTTGGCTTCCTTGACTCCGCCACAGGTAGCTCGGCTGCCTTCCTTGACCTCCGGGCCATATCCGCCGAGAATGTCGCGAGCCATTAGACTCTCCTGCCGTTGGAAACGAAGGGAGGCTCAGGTTCAACAGCCGGCACAGGCTCAATAAAAGGTTCAACAGCCGGCTCCGGCTGAGCCGGGATGGCGTGGGGACTGTCGGGCACGACTGGTGCCGGTGCCGGTGCCGCAGCCTTCGCAGCCGCAGCCGCCTTGGCCTTAGCGAGGTCATCAACCTCTTTGAGCGAATCAGCCTGCATCTTG